ACTCGAAGCAGCACATCGACTTGATGAAGGACTCGAACTTCGTTTCCGCAGACAAGTTCGGTGCTAACGCCGCGATTCTTCGCGGTCAGGTTGGTGCTGTCGGTGGCGTTCCTGTGTTCGTCTCTGACCGTGCAACTTCGACTGGTACTCCAGCAGAATACAACGCTCTGATCATTCGCCGTGGCGCACTTGCTATCAAGTACAAGCGTCGCCCCATCGTTGAAGCAGACCGCGACATTCTGAAGCGCACCAACATCATCACCACGAATGTTCACTACGCTGTCAAGCGTATTGACGACCGCGGTGTTGTTGTTCTCAGCTCTCTCTAGGGGTAGAGAAAATGGGTATCGGATCGCTTAGGCGTCATCACGATTCTCTTGTGGAGATCAAGGGGGCAGTTGTTGAGACTGCCCCTGCGATCGAAGCAACCGCACCTCAGAGCACAAGTGTGACGATCGCTGAACTGCGTGAACTCGCTCTTGAAGCTGGACATGACGAGGCAGAGATCAAAGGCTTGAAGAAAGCCGAACTGATCGAACTGCTCGCAAACTAACGGAATGGCTGACAGTAATTGCCTCGCTGTCAGCCATTCTTTTTGATCAAGGGAATCTCATGGAATACGCAACACTCGAAGACTTCGAGAACTATCTTGGTGTGACTCCACCAACTAATGCGCCCACACTACTGAAGCGTGCCTCGAATCTCGTGGCTTACGCGACACGATCAGCGATCTACACAGTTGATGTGAATGATTACCCTGTTGATCCAAAACTTTCTTTGGCGATGAATGAGGCGACCTGTGCTCAGGCATCTGCTTGGTATGTGAACGACATCGACCCTGTAGCCGGTCGTGCCGGGGCACAACCGATCGTCACTCAAAAGAGTCTCGGTTCAGCAAGTGTTCAGATGTCTACTTATGCGAGTGACGCTGAGGCACGTTCTGATCTTCAGTCTGGTGAAGTTCTGGTCGCTGAGGCGTTCCGTATTCTTGAACTTGCCGGTCTGATCTCTAACAAGGTACAGACTGCTTACGGGATGTCGAACAATGCCGGACTTTAGTTCTCTGTTCTCTGACTGGTTGTCTCACACGATCACTGTTGAAACTTATGAGGGTGCTGGGTTTGACGGTGCTACATACGCCTCTCCCGTGACGATCTCGAACTGTATGGTCGAGAACGTGTCACGTCTTGTTCGTGGCTCTGACGGCAATGAGGTGACGTCTGAGACTACGATCTACGCGACTCCTGATCAGGCAGATCTTTTTACTGAACACACACGCATCACTGTGGGCGATTATGAATCTACTGTGATCAAGACTGCCGTCATGGATGTATTCGGTCTGCCGGGTCATCTGGTGGTGAGTCTCGAATGAGCGACTTTTTTACTGCTGGCTCTGTGGCTGCCGTTGTTGGCAAACTGAATCAGATCAATAAGAATCGCAAAGAGGCACAACTTCGTGCCCTGTGGATCGCTGGTGAACACGTCTTGGGCGTGTCGAATGATCAAGTGCCTTTCGAAGAGGGCGATCTGGCTGCCTCTGGTGGAGTGTCACAAGATGAATCAACGTCGAAGACTGCGATCAGCTATAACACTGACTATGCCGTTCGACAACATGAAGACATGACTTTGAAGCATGACTCTGGGCGTAACGCAAAGTTTCTGGAGAATGCTTTGAACAGTGAGATCGAGACGGTCAAACTGATCGTCGCAAACGGCATCAAGGATGGGATGTAACTATGAGTTTCTTGACTGATCTGCGTCACGCGATCGCAGAGACGACCGCTGATGAGTCTGACGGTGTTCTCACTTTCAAGCCGTCTGGTAAGTATCTTTCGAATGAGATCGGAATCTTCAGTACGATCTTGCCTGAGTCACCAGACAACGCTGTGGCGATGACTCTTTACGTCGTTCGCGACAACATCCCAGATGGAGACACCATCATCGCGTGTCAGTTCAAGATGCGTTCTAAGTCAATCGCGACACTCGACTCGATCGAAGATGCGATCGCTAACGTGTGGACTGCCCGTCTTGGTGGTAATCTGGGAAACATCAAGCTAGTCATGGCTGCGTGGTCGTCGGGTGCGTCTATCGGGCAAGACTCCAATGATCGTCTGGCACGATCAGCGAACTATTACCTCACGGTAAACCGACCTAACCAAAACCGCATCTGAAAGGAACAGACATCATGACTGTTACTCCACGCACCGCACTCGGCGCAAGCACCACCAACCGCAAGTGGTATCTCGACGTAGACACCTCTGCAACTTCAACTCCATCATGGACTGGAGTCTTCGGCATCACTGAGTTCAAGGCTGCCATTGAGTCTTCACTTCAGGATGACAGTGACTTCGACAGCAACGGCTGGAAGTCTCAGATCAACACTGCTAATCAGTGGATGATCGAACTCAAGGTCAAGCGTGCCACTATCAAAACCACGCCTACTGCCTACGATCCCGGACAGGAAAAACTCCGTGTCGCTGGCGCAAAGACTGGTCTTGAGAATGTTGTTCACGTTCGCTGGTACGAGATGGAGCCAAACGGTCCACGCGTCGAGGCTTACGAGGGAACTGCCTCTGTAACTTGGGCACCCGATGGTGGCAACATGGAAGCTCTTGACTTTGTATCTGTCACCTTGACTGGTAACGGTGCTCGTCTCGACATCACTCACCCTGACGCAGCGTAACTAACGCCTGAACAGGTACACTGGGGGGAGCAGATCACATGATCTGTCTCCCCCCTTTTAGTTTCGGAAAGAGAAACAATGTCTAAGACTCTCAACGACTTTCTCGACTTCATGGAAGATGACGGGTTTGACACGTCACCGATCCCGTCTGAAAAGTATCCAGCCCCAGAGGGCAAGATCTATCACGTTCCGTCGCCTAATGCTGAGGCTGGTCTTCGTCTTGCGGCTCTCGCTGATCTCACGATCAAGATGAACAAGGGCATCGAGATCGCTGACAGTGATCTTCGCCGTATGCGTCTTGATGACAAGCAAGAGATCGAGTTCACTGAACAGGTCTTGAGCAAGTCTGTAGTGGATGAGATGTTGGCTGACGGTGTGAAGTGGGAACATCTGAAGCGTCTCACGGCTTACGCGTTCACTTACTTCGCCGTGTCGCCACAGGCGACTATGGATGCGGCTCGTGAGGGAGCGTTCAACCCAAAAGCAGTGACGCCCAACAGGGCGCAACGCCGGACAAAGGCGAAACCAGCGACGTCACAGGACTCTCCCGTTTTGAAGACGACCCAGACAAAGAACTGAGCATCGGCTCGATCTTGAGACTGTGGTCTTTGGTCGAGTTGGACTTTCAAGAGATCTATGGTGTTGATCTGGCAGAGCCGGGTCTTTTACAGTCTCGAACGTGGCGATGGGTCACTCTGCGTCTTGTTGGGCTATTATCAACTGAGTGCAGAGTTCAGCGGGTACTGAATCCACAGACAGACAAAGCAAAGTAAAGGGAGCACCCGTTGGCACTAGATCTGGGCGAACTCGTTGGCTATATCAAGCTTGACGATAAAGGCTTTGACGATGTTCTGGGCAAACTTCCCGGCAAACTGAATGGCGCGGCTCCAATGATGGCGGCTGCTGGCGCGGCTCTTGCCATTGGTGTTGGCATGGCGATCTCTAAGGGCATCGCTGACGGCATGGAGATGGAGACGGCTGTTGCTAAGGTCAGTGCCGGTCTTGCTCTCACTGAGAGCGAATCTGAACGTGTTGGGCGTGTAGCAGGAAAACTGTATCGTGACGCCTACGGTGAAAGTGTTAGTGAAGTCTCTGGCGTTATCGGTGAAGTTATCTCATCGATTGACGGAATGCGTGAGGCGAATGAGACTGCTCTAGGAGACATGGCTGCGAAAGTCATGGACTTCAACACTGTCTTCGGCATTGAGACTGGTCGAACACTTCAAGTTGTGGGTCAGTTGATCAAGAACGGTCTTGTGTCAGACGCCGAACAGGGCATGGATCTACTCACGGCTGTAATGGGCAAAGTTCCTGCGAATGTTCGTGAAGACGTCATGGATGCTCTTGATGAGTATGCCCCTTTCATGACTGCGATCGGCATTCAAGGTGAGGCTGCTTTCACTCTGTTGGCTGACGCTGCTAGTAAAGGCATGTATGGCATCGACAAGACTGGTGATGCTCTGAAAGAGTTTGGCATTCGTGCGACTGACATGAGTGAGACTTCGGCTGGTGCTTTCGAAGCAATCGGTTTGAGTCAGCAAGACATGGCGAATCAACTGCTCGCTGGTGGAGACACTGCTCGTGGCGCGTTTGATCAGATCTTGGGCGGCTTACAGGGCATTGAAGATCCTGCGGCTCGTGCTCAGGCTGCTATTGCTCTGTTCGGTACGCCTCTTGAAGATCTTGGTGTGAACGAAATTCCAAAGTTTCTTGAGGGTCTTCAGAACATTGACGGCGGTTTAGGCGACACTGCCGGGGCTGCTGATGATATGAGCAAGACTGTGAATGACACCGCTGGTGTTGCGTTCACTGAACTTCAAAGAACTTATGAGGGTCTGATCGGCACTGTTGGTCAGTTCTTGCTTCCGATTCTGCGCGATCTCACAGACTTTCTCAATGAGAATCCTGCGATCTTGAACATCTTGATCGGTGTTCTTGGTTTCCTCGCACTTGCTTTTATTGGTGTCACAGTTGCCACATGGGCTATGAACACGGCACTGTTGGCTAACCCGATCACTTGGATCGTTATCGGTATCGTTGCGGCTATTGGTCTGCTCGTGGCTGCTGTGATCTGGCTAGTGTCGAACTGGGATGCTGTTTGGAAGACGATCAGTGACATCTTCATGGGTTTCTTTGGCTGGTTCGGTGGCGTCATGGATGGGTTCTTTGGCTGGTGGAACGGTCTTTGGGAATCTGTAGGCAAGGCACTTGAAGATGCTTGGAATGGCATGGTCGAGTGGGTCACTGATGTAGTCGATGGTTTCCTGTCATGGTTCTCAGAGAACTGGGGGCTGATTCTTTCGTTCATTATCGGTCCAATGGGTCTTGCTATTCAGTGGCTTGTCGAGAACTGGGATGCCGTTGTGAGTTTCATCTCTGATGTTGTTGGAAACATTGGCAAGTTCTTTAGTGACGGGTTCAACGCTGTTGCTGACTTCATGAGTACCGTGTGGGGAAATATCGGCAAGGGTATTCGTGAAGTGTGGGAAGGTCTGCTCGACTTCTTTGAGGGCATTCCTGACGCGATCTTGGGTTTCTTTGGCGGTATCGGTTCGTGGCTTTACAACGCCGGTCGTGATCTGATCAACGGTCTGTTCGAGGGCATTAGTTCTCTTGCCTCAAACATTGGTAACTTCTTCCTCGACATTCTGCCTGACTGGATTGTCGCACCGTTCAAGGCTGCTCTGGGCATTCATTCACCGTCAAAGGTCTTTGCTGACTACGGTAGAAACACGATTCAGGGTTATCTGAACGGTATTGAAAAGATGCAGCCACGTCTTGATTCAACGATGAGTGATCTCATGGATGAGACTTCATTGAATGTGTCGGCTAACGCTAACAGTGCGGCATCTCGCATGTCTAACAGTTCAACGAGCATCACTTATGTGGCTGCTGAGAACGCATCTCTTACTGCTGAGGAACAACTGTTCGCGGCACTCAACTCGCCACGCGTTAGGAGTTACGCATGAGAACTGTCAAACTGACTTCCGCCGGTGGTGAGGTGATCAGTGGACTT